TCTTTAGTTAACCAAACGTCTCCTCCTTCGACCACATATTTCTGATCCATACCATCATCGTATAAACCAAAAGACGGAGCTTCTTCATCACGCTGATTCATCATTTCAAGTTGCATCTGTTTTCTTAAATCGTGATTCACGATTTCTTTGAAATATTGTTGTGTTGTCATCCATGAAAACATAACCAATGTCATTACCAAGTCATCCGTTGCACCTTCTTCTGCTCTAAAAGTATTATGGTGAGAAACGAATGTTGTCAGTTGAGAGATGGTATCAAAATCATTGATCACCAGTTTGCCTGATTCGATTAAGGTTTTTAGATTCGAACAACCAATTCTCTTGACTTGCTGAGACATTTTAAGCCCAAGCTGAATACCTCTACCAAAACCAGTTCCCATAGCTTGTGCTTTCTTGTTTCCTGTTTCAATTTTTACCACATTTTCGTATTCTAAGTCCTGATGGAGTGTATCGGCTATCTGAGGAGTATTATTAATTTCAACTAAAACATATGCATCATTATATAATTTAGCCGTATTGTAAATTACAGTTGGAAAAAGAACTGGTGAAATAGAAGAACTGTTGTATTTTGCCACTTGTTTGTACGGTATAGTTGATATATCAAAAACTGAAAATGCCGAATCGTCTAAATTTCTTCCCTCTGACGGGTCCACACAGATTGCATATAGATGGTCTTTGACAGTTTCGTCCTCGTTTTCCTTTATTGGAGTTTCATAAATGTGTAAAAGTTCATGTTTAATTTTAGGGTCGGTGTATACAAGTTGAGCGAGTTTCGAACCTGAAATAAGAGTATTGGTTGAACCCAAGAATTCACATTCAAACTCTTGTCTGAACTGTTCTTCAGACGTATTTTTAATCGTCTCTTCTTTCCAAACTTCGTCTCTACCTGGTACCATTGACCAGTGAATTTCAAAAGTTTTGTACCCGTTTTTCTTACCGATTGCGTCCATCCAAAGTTTGTAGAACAGATTCATACCGTTCGGTGTGGAAACAATAATAATCTTTGTGCTTTTACCGGATGAGATAACTGGGTAAACTGAGTTAAAGAATTCGTTTGCGATATTTGCCGGAACGAATGCGAATTCGTCCAAGAAAACTACGTTAAAGGCACCACCTCGAATAGCTGAAGATGAGGTCGATGCTGCAATAATTTTAGAACCGTTCTCCAATTCTACATTACCCTTGTTCCATGTGACCACACCTTGCTGAAGCCACATTGGAAGGTTTTCATATGCAAGTTGGTATTTACCCAGAATGTCTCTAGCTAAAGAACCTTTATTAGCAAGAACGGCAATGTTTTGTGAATCTGTAAAAAGTGTCAGCCAAAGAAGATATGCAACAGATGTGGTTGTTTTACCAACCTGACGAGGACATTTTGTGATCACAAATCTATTTTGATGAAACAATGTAATCATGTCTCTCTGAAAGGGCCACATCTCAAACGGCATCAGGCCTTTATCTACGTTCACAATTTTTATATACTGTTCAGCAAAGTAAACAGGGTCTTTAGAACACTTAATGTATTCTTTTATTTCATCTTCTGTGTAATTATGTTGAACGCCTGCCCGTTTCAGTAACGGATTATCGCGGTAAGAATCTTTATTCATTCAGAGAGGACTTACCTTTAATAAGTTTTGATAATTCGGCAGTTGAGCCGACAAAAATTGCTTTGTCAACCGAAACTTTGCTATTGTCATTGTTCTTCATACCCTTCATCTCACGCATAACTTTTTGCATATTCAGAAGCTTTTCATTTGCTTCAGATGTATTTTTGATAAGAGTGGCGACAACTTCAAATGCTCTTGGATGTTCCGTCTCTGATGCGATTGCTAAGAGATGGTCAATTGCTTGATTACCTTTTTCAATCAGCTCTTTGTACGTTTGTCTCGACTCCAAATAATCTGCATCAAGGTCCATTTCAAGACCTTTTGAAACCGCAGATTCACTCTTAACGGTCGGAAGAGTTGGTTTTTCTACGACGGTTGGTACTGTAACGTCAAAGATTTCAGCCATATTTTTTTCAAAGTTTGACATAGTTTTAAGGTGATTCTGTAATTACGGTAGTATATGTATAATTGTTAGGCAATACTACGTTTGATGGATTAGGTGTAACTGTGATCGTTACAGTATTTGGTGTATCTGTGCTAAATGTGTTTGCTGTCCACGTTGAGTTTGTGGATAAGCCAATCACTTTTTGACCACTTACAAAATGCCCACTCAGGTTATTAATGAAGAGGCTTCTTGTATTTGAATTCCAACTTACAACGTTTGCTGTTGCAGTAGCAGTTTCGTATGAATAACCTTGATAGACGATTTCATCAATTCTGTAAGTGCCTAAACCACCCGTATTCATTTTGACGGTGACTGGTCCATAAACGTCTTGAATGAACATATTTGTTATTGATGTTCGAATAATCTTCGACTCGCTTATTGGACCATACAGATAACCTTTTACGGTAAAATTAAGTGTCCAGATTATTCTTCGTACATCTGAGTCAAAGGCTCCTTCATAATCATTTTCATGTGTAACATTTTTGAGTACGATAGGTAACTGTTTAATTACACCAAGTTCTGGTATTAAATTTACGTTAAGTGTATAGTCTGGTGTGAAATATGGAAGTATTTTTTCCATAAGTTGAGCACCATCTTCGAAGTTTCTGACATATGCAAACAGAGAAAAATCGAAGTCGAAAGGTACGGGATTGTATACCGCTAATGCAGCATTTTGACTATAACTGGTCCCTATGTTTTTATAGTTTGAGTTCAATTTTCTACCAGCATCGTAGCTCATGTCTGTCATTTCGTATGACATAACGGGCAGAGTTATTTGAACTTTTTTGTCTAGGTTAGGATCGCCTTCAAGTCGAGAAACATATTTTTCTTTCCCACCATACAGCAGTGGAACTAAGAATTGTTCTAGTTCGTTACCATTTGAATTGTACCGACCAATCTTTATATTGTTAAACATGTCACCAAAAGCAACGATGACTTTTCTTATAATCTTATGGTATGAATAATTCATTGTCATGATATTCTACCAAAAGGATTGATCTCTGAGGTATCAATAATTACGTCAGCCTCAACTTGAATGACCTTATTGTCGTACATTTCACGAATTTCATTGTCTTTTAGTTCATCAGGTGTAGCTATTGTTGTGTACGAAGCATTGCTTGTGTTTCCACGAAGCAGCATATTGTTTGCAAAAGAACCATACAAGTCAGTGACTTTGATTGTATAGTTGTTTGCATTCCAATCTGTTACTGTTCCGTAAACGGTATTTGCTGTATTATGTATCGATTCGCCCCGAATAAAGTTACCATTTCCTGTGGCACCATTGACGGTGAGTTCAATTGAATAAGCATCCTGTGGAACAAGGTCATCGATAACTGGAATACCAACATCAATCGTTTCTTGTGAATACTTGAACTTCTCTAATTCTAATTTGTAGAAATATGGAAATTTATTACCTAAAACGTAGAATGCTTCTGAGAAGTTGACATACTTAATCTCATACATCTCACCAGTTTGTGCTAAAAATGGTATGTAAATTAAGTCACCTTCTCTTGGGCGAACATAGGTTTGTGGTACCCATCGAGCAAAAGACCTTTTTGAAACAATAACTGACATGTTGTTTCGTATTTCCAGACCAAACTTTGAGAAGAATTCCCTTTCACCTTCATAACCATCCACATTTGTTATGTACAGTTCTAGAGGATATGCAGCCGTGAACTTTTTAAGTGGATCCTCACCGTACAATAAGTCTCTAGCCGCTTCATTGATATTTGGAATGTAATAGCAATCGACACCATTAATTTTAATGGTTTCGATCATCAAGTCCTCAACTAACCGTTGTTCTGGGCTTGAGTTATAGTTGTTAAAGTAGACTGAGGTTGCCATTAGTTCAGATAGAAATCGACAGGAAGTTCATAATTGGTCTGCATTTCAGTTTCTAGGTCTTCAATTTCTTTTGTAGCTTCGTCGAAAATTTGTTGACCATTCAGCATGACACCACCAGGAAGTTGAACGCCGGCAAACTTTTTAAGATTATTTCCCCATGTTCGTTTGATTAGTGCCGTGGCATATTCTTTGAGCCAACGGTCATTCCAAACTGATGCAAAATCTTCTGGTTTGATCAGAGCAAAACACTCCGCTATGACCACCGTACCTGCTTCAACTGCTGTGCCCCATCCCCAGTCACAGTATAGTCTGTGCATATGTCTCTGGAAACGAATAGGAACTTCTCCAGTGAACATAAGTTCGAGAGAACGAAGATGCTGCATCGTTAAAGTATAGTTGATATACGATGCTGAAGTGAAGTCATACAATTCATTTAACCTTAGTTGATATCTAAGGTCAAACATATTGGCTTGATTGATCGAATCGGAGATAGGAAATACCCTTGTAACACCAATAATATTGACAGAGTTACCACTTGTATCAAGCGTCACCGATGGACTTAAATTGATATACTTGTTTGACATATCCGTTGCATCTAAAGTTCGGATATAATATACCTTCTGTAAGGCATCAAAGTGGTAATCTTGCCAGTATTGTAAAGCATCGTCGATTCGGTCTTCGACCTGATCATCATCGACGTTAATTTCAATTGTTGGGAATCCCAGTCTGCGTAAACAATAGTCTTTAAATGTTTGTCTATTAGTTACCGCTGGCATCTTATTTGCCCTTTTAGTTTATAATGGACTATTTATCGAAACCCATTTCCTTTCTTATTTTTGTAGCAGAGATATTATGTGTCTGCTCATCAAAAACTTCCTGTTCAATTTTATAACCAACATCTCTCCCATAGGTAATATTGACAATATTAGGTACGACCTGAATTGTGTACATTCCTTGATATAATAAGTCCAAGTCCTTCCGAATATAGTTTTTAACCTGTTCGATAGCAAAAGGATTCGTGCCTTGCCAACCTTGGCAGTCACGGATTTGTATGACAACCTGACCGGTTTTCTTAATGGCACGTTCAAAAAGCGCACGATGCCCAGCATGCCATGGTTGCCAACGTCCCAGCATCTGTACAGTCTCTTTTTTCCAATCGAAAACTGGTCGCCTTTTATCTTCTAGTATATGACTGCCGACAAATTCTACCCATTTTTCAGCATTCATTTCATTAATTCGGAAGTCATAAACTTCTGGCGAAATAAAAGCTTTGTTAGTATCTTCAAATCTTCCAGATTCAATTGTGTCCATCCAGATAGTCCAGTCGGCTTTGAAATTGTTTCTCATCTCTACAAGAGGTGCAACGAAGTCACAGATTACATAGTCTGAATTGCTTTTCAGTGCAAACTCTGCCATTCTAAGACTTTGACGGATTCTACCGTCGTGACTGAAATCCCAATCATTATATTTTTTTCTAACTTCATCGGCATTGAACCATGTAACGGTAGCTTTCCAATGATATGGTATCGTTTCGTGTTGTGTCATAGAAGAAGCGGGTATATTATGTAAACCACTATTGTCTTCCAAATACTTTTTTAATCTTTCTGCAAAATATGTTTTACCCGAACCAGGAAGACCCATAATTAATATTTTTTTCATATTTTCTCCAACGTTTTATTGGTTTTTGTCATGTCAGCGCAAGTGTAATATTGATACGAATCTTTTAGATGTTCTGGCATAGGAATAAACACAAGTTCACAATCATATTTTTTGCGAACATCATTTGCTACTTCCATAAAAGATTTTGCTTTCCCGTTTCCTAAATTCCAAATACCACTTTCTTTCACGTTCAAAAATTTTAGATGATAATCTACAATATCATCAACATGTATAAAATCTCTTTGACAAAAATCACTATTTTCGAATAAGGTTATTTTCTTTTTTTCAATAGCATCTTTTGTGAACTTAAAATGGGGGCTTGATTGTCCACCTTTGTGACCTTCTCCATTTTCCGACCACACATTAAAGTATCTAAATCCTTGTATTGTAATACCTACATCTTGTTTTATTTTTATTTCTGCATATTTCTCTAATATATATTTCGACCATGCATAGGGTGTACTTGGATCTACAGGAGAGTTTTCAGAAAACTCACCTTTTTTTCCATATATGGATGCAGATGAAGCATATTGGAAGTTTATGTTATTATCTATGCATTTATCCAACAGAGAAATACTAAACTGCACATTTTGTTCCATTATCTTTTCTACATTTTTTTCGGCAGTCGAAGATATAGCACCTAAATGTATTACTGTCGTGATTTTTTCTAGATTTAAATCATCTCCCCATTCGAAACCACGAACTTCATAGTTTAATTCTAAAAGTTTTTTGTACAAAAAACTACCAATAAACCCTTTATATCCTGTCACTAGAAGCATTTTGACTATCTCCTTTCATGACCCGATAATTATCTTCAGTGTTGTCTGCTGTGCTGACTTCTAAAATAGTACCTTCCTCTAAACAAACTAATTGATGCGGCTCAAGAGGCTCATTTCTCCATACATCATTCACATTTAATTCTTTTTCAAAAATTTCAGCATCTCCTGTTCGAATCCATTTCACTAAAAATTTACCAGACAGTACAAGCCATGTTTCATCTTTCATTGCATGAAAATGCATACTTGACATTGAATCTTTTTTAAAATTTAGTAGCTTACCACAATATGCTTCTGTGTTTGCCCAGATAAATTCATTTCCCCATCCTTTTTCCACTATCATAATATTTCCTCCAAAGACGGTGAATATACACCAACATGTTGTATCGTAACACAAGAAGCTTTGATTGCAAAATTAATACTCTCATCCATGTTTCTAGTTAATAAAAATTTATAAGTCAGAGAACTGAGAAAGGTATCACCTGCGCCACATACATCGAAAACAGGAACTTTAGGCACCGAATATTCTTTATCCTGAAAGATAACAGATTTAGAACCACGAGTTACTATGATGTTGTTACCGTCACTTGTTCTTGAGTTATATTCTAATTCATTAATTTTTACTATACTTTTCTTGAATGCAGACAGATTTGTTTTTTTCGTGTCAATAAAGATAGGCACTTTATCGCCATATTGCAACTCAATTTTTTCAATGAGTTCATAGGAAACCAAACCTTTACCATAGTCCGAGATAACTATAGCATCAACATCTTTAGGAAAAATGATGTTTGTTGCTAAAGGCTCAGTAAAAACATCTCGGTCTATTCTGATCATATGGTGTTTCGACTTTTCATGAACCAATCTTGTTTTGATTGATGGTTGCCCGAAATAAGATATGACTTCAATACCAAATTTTTTTAAATTGTTTTCGACATTATAAGCCATACCTTTTTGCGTTTCGGTATAGGTTGGTGTAAATATTGGTATTGGCGCTTCAGGACTCAAGCGAGTAGAGTTGCCATATTGATATTCGTCAATACAAACATCGCCTATCAATATAACTTTCAATTGTTTTTGTCGTTGAAAATCTTTCGTCTCTGTCAAAGAATATGAGTTGTTTTGCATGCTCAGAACCAATAATATCTTTACCTTTCCAATCCGAACCTACCATCATTATATCAGGTTGGTATTTCTGAATCAAGTCTTTTAGTTCTTGATCAGTATCAAAAAAATTTACTTCATCAACGCATTTAATGTTTTCTAGTATATATTTACGAGTATTTTGATCATTAAAAGGTCTGTCATTTCCTTTTTTACTTTTAACTCTTGTATCGGTGTCTATGGCAACAAGAAGGTAATCGCCAAATTTTTTTGCCGTGTTCAACAAATTTATATGTCCAGGATGTAAAACATCAAAAGTGCCATTCACAAAAATTTTTACCATACTAAACTCTTTTTGTCATAATTCTCTTCACAATTTGGTCTATAGATTCGTCGCTGTCATCATTACATTCAATATCAAAATATATTGGAGGTACATACATTTCATTTAATTCACTGTAAATACATTCTGTTTTATCGCTTACCCAAACTACAATATCAGAATTTAATATTTGTCTCATTTTAGGTAATGGGCATGCCATATTGATTATAGTTATCTGTGTCTGAGAATTTCTTGCAAGATTTAACAATCTATAACAGTGTCTCATCTGCCCATCTGTACTGAAATCAATATCTTTGTGTGATATTCTTTGCTGCATCGAATTGATTATGCTAACATTTTCAAATCTTTCTGCTAACTTTTCTGCTATTGAATTCTTAAATGAACCTGGCATACCCATCACTAAAATTCTAAATTTATTATCTGCCAATAATCTATAATATTGAATCATCCCTTCTTCAAGTGAATGAAATACCCAGGGTCTGTAAAACAAACATTGGTTTGTTTCAAGTAAAATATTTGTATGAATTTTCCATTCAAATAAATTACGATAATTAAATTCGACACCTTCTAGGGCATTTTTGGCATTTACTTTGCCCCATTCACCCAGTTTATCTTTATCATCTATGTGATACCAAAAGTTAACTGTGGTGGGTTCTAATGCGACCATAAAACACCACTCTTCGGTGCTTTGAAATTCTTCAAAATGAATTAGATTATGATTAGGTCTTCGAACCACACCAGAACGTTTGGTGTCCACTGTAACTCTTTCGCCTAATACTTTATTAAAAATTTGTTCACTATCCGGAAAAATTAAATTAAAATTTTGAACTTCTAATCCATGTGATGTCTCTATAAATTGTAAATTTTCGACCAAGTTTTTTAATAAGGTAGCTTCATCACCGGGGAAAAACCCATCGGCATGAATTAGTTTTACCATTTTACGACTCACAATTATCCTCTCCAAACTTCTAAATTACTATATCTTTGAATAATATCTGGTGGAATAATAAATTTTCTCGCCTGATACTCTATTCGAGTTTTAAGTTTATGCATAGGCACACCTATTTCTTTGTCATATTCATCCCAATCACTTTTAATGTTGTTGAAATCATGATCAAATGGTTCTTCTCCAAGAAAATTATAAAGTGACGATAATACCACATTAGGAATTTGGCACAATTGTTCATATTCAATAAAAAATAATTTATGTTGTTCATTTCCCGTTAATGCTTGTTTAATTCCCGATAATGGAAATCCAACAATGCCTTCATCGACCATTAATGCTTCTGCTCTAGAATATACTGTTCCAGTTGGCCCACCTGTTACTGTATTGACAGACATAGGATTTTTGCGGTGTATAGTCTCAAAACTGTCAATAATTCTTGTGATATCTCGAACACAAATAATAAATTTTGATTCGGGATAAATCATATCAATTTGTGGCGTTAGTATTGTCCATGCTCGATTCGTATTGAAAATAATAGGTTTATCAATATGATGATAAAATCCTTCTATTGTTCCTTTGACAGTGTTAATTCTACGCTCAATAGGAACTTCATATTTCATACCTGGACCATTCTGACTTGTTTCTATAATACCACCAACTATGGTGGCTAATGGATCGGTAATTGATGCATGAAACCGAGGATTTTGTTTTAAAAGAGCACTTAATAAAGTTGAGCCTGAACGAGGTAAACCTGTAATAAAGTGAAATTTTTTATTCATTATATTCCTTTAACATTTTTTCAATTCGAATTTTAATTTGATTTAGAGGTTCTGTCCAATCTCTAACTTTTGTTTGTTTTGCCAAGTATAAATTGCTGTCATACCAAGGTGAAGTTCCATCAGTTTTTGTTGATGTCCAAATATAATACTCTGCAATGGGAACTAAAACAAAAGTTGGTTTTGCCATCGAACCTGCAACATGAACAAGGCTAGTACAAGTGGATACTATGCAGTCCATTTGATCAACAAAATCAAAAGTATCTTCCCAATTATTAATTCGATTCGACAAGTCAATCATTCTGTTATCATCAATTTCCGGTTTAAATTTATCAATATAATAAACTTCAACATTGTCAGGAATGATACTTAGTATTTTATCAAGTGGTACCTTACGATATTCATCTTGCCAAAAGTATTGGTTTCCAGAATTTTTAATTCCTATTTTAAATTTTTTAGATTTTAATTTATTTTTTTCTTGCCTTAAAGGAAAAAGATAAGGACCGGACC